ATGAAAGGCAGAATTATAGCCGACTGGACGAAGGTCAGTTTTACTGATCCCGCTCTAAGGGCAAAGGTTGTGGGTGCTTTACAGCACTTCATGAGACAGCCTGCAGCGATTGATAGCCCGATCCGCAAGGCGTTTCAAGCGTTTGCTACAAAAGGTGATTTTCCCGCAGAGATCCTGCAGATACTCGAAAAGTTCCACGCCGTACCGGACTATGATTTAGGGTATGAGCAAATTTTCGACATCAGGGATTTTACCGGCACTAACGAAGCAGGCTTCAAGATTCTCGATGTAGAAAGCGGTTTGACATTCGCTAAAGTTCTCACTGGAGAGAAGGCGAAGATATTCAAGATGTCCGGCGCATTGACCGAAGTTACGTTTGATATGTACGGTGGCGGTTTGAATTGGGACAGGAAGTTGATTGATGACCGTCAGTATTGGACGCTCGAAGACAATGCCATAGCGTTCCGCAACAAAGCATATTCATCGAAGGCCGCTGCGTTTTACGCATTGCTTGAGGCCGCAGGCGCTGCTTCCGGCAATATCCAGAGTACGTGGGCCGCAGTAACACCGGCATCCGTTGCTTCATCGAATGAGAATTACGATTCGATTCGCGATGTCAACACCATCAACGCCGCTATTCTGGCCATCCTTACTGATCTTAAGGATAAAGGCGTGGGTGCTAACGCGAATAGCCAATTCGTGATCGTTGCTCCAGTTGCTATCAAATCAAGAATCGAAAGAGCCTTGAAGATGATTCAGCAGCCGGTGGTTGGCTCCGGAGAGCGTTTGAATTTCAACGTCCGGCCGATTTACACCCTTATGCTTGCCAGCAATTCTTACTACTATGTTTGCTTCCCGAAGGCAAAGTGTAAAGGTGGCAACAGAATGGATCTGACCCTCTTCGACCAGTTCAATATCGAATCCTACGCGGATACGATGGTCGGCTGGATGCGCTATGGTGGCGCAGTTGGAGATACAGACCAAATCGCACGCTGCGTACTTTCTTAACCAGTAAGTAATCTGTGGGTCGGGAGTGTAAAAACTCCCGGCCTACTCTTAAGAGGAGATGCTTTATGGTTAGCAAAGTAGTGCGGATGTGCGACGTCAAGAGCGCAGAACAGAGAACCGTTGAGGCATTCGCCGAGATTACAGATAGCCAGGGTAATCTGAGGAATAATAAACGCATCCAAGACATCTTTCCGAAAGATATATGGAAAGGCAAGCGGTGCTTTATTATCGGTGGTGGGCCCTCACTTAAAGGTTTTGATTTCAGTAAACTAAAGGGCGAACTGGTCATCACGGTTAATCGCGGTTTTGAATCGTGCCCATTCTCTGCGATGAACGTATGCACGGACGCGCGCGTATGGGGATGGTACGAGAGCAGCAAAGATTTAGGCCCCGAGGCGACAGAGAAATTCCGTTCTTATAAGGGTTATAAAGTCTGGCTTAATGTTCAGGCATTTCCATTCCCAGAAGACATCTACACAATCAATCCATTAGCCCCTACTGATTTTACATTCCAGGAATATTATCGGGGCATTCCTATCTACGGTAATTCTGGGGTTAATGCCATTATGATGGCGGCCTGCCTGGGAGCGAATCCTATTTACCTTTTGGGTTTTGACTTATACGGAATAGATGGCAAACTCGCTAATTTCCATTCCGGTTACCCAGAGAACATGGGTCAGAGTGAAGAATTATATAAAGTCTTCCAGGATGATTTCCACGCGGCATCACTCCAGTTAGGAAATCATACCAAGGTTATTAATCTTAATCCTAAGAGCAATCTTAAATATTTTGAGTTCGGTAAGTTTAAAGATATCCCGAAATTAAAGCGGCCTGTTATCGTTTCATTCTACACAGATGAATACGCAGAAGCCGCCAAGACGATGGAACGCTCAGCTATTAAGTTTGGTTTAGAGACAGATATCGTTCATATCCAGAAGAAAGGCAGCTGGCTCAAGACTATCTACAGTCGTGCAGATTTCGTCAAGGAGATGTTATTGAAGCACAAGAGGCCTATCGTGTGGTTAGACAGCGACGCCCTTATTATTCACTATCCAGAATTGTTTGATAATCTCGACGCTGATTTTGCTGTGCATTATTTAAATACCGACGAGGTATATGGCGGGGGCTATCCATATAAGAAAGAACTTTTGGGCGGGACGATGTTCTTCAATTATACGCCTAAGGCTCTGGAGTTAGTTGATAGATGGATAGCGGACAACGCCAAGCATCCCAACATGCACTTGTCGCAATGGGTACTCCAGGAGACCATAAAGAATTGGGATGGTAAACTGTTGGAGTTGCCTCCAAACTATACCCAGATATTTGACACAATGGCAAAATATGGCGAGCCAATGATTGAGCATTATGTGTTCAGCAGAAAGACGAGACATGATTAATACTAATCCCGAATTATTAGAACTCTGTTTTGACAAAGTCTTGCATACTGCGGGTGTATTTGTCGAAATAGGCGTTTATAAAGGAGATACATTCCAATTTATCGCCAGGGAAGCAAAATTACAGGGTAAGAAATCTTATGCTTTCGATTCGTTCGCGGGTATGGGTGAACCTTCTGAATTTGATATTGACCCAAGGCCGAATAAACCGCAATATCCAAAAGGTAAATTTGATACAGGGGGATTCCAGCACATTATCAATCTTCTTTCAGGCTTAGAATTGAATAAAGATTATTTTATCATTGACGGATTCGTTCCTGAAACGTTCAAAAGATTTCCAGAAAACGAGAAGATTGCTTTTGTGTATTTGGATGTAGACCATCATCAACCAACAGTAGATTCTTTAGATTGGCTCTGGAATAAGAAATTAGCATTAGGCGGCATATTACTTTGCGATGACTTTCCTAAAAATACTAAGATATTCGCAGCCAAGGCAATAAAAGAATTTATGGATAAAGAGAAGCCTTATATTTTTGGAATGTCTGAGGACAAGATAGCATTTATAAAACAATGAAACCTTACATTTTATTACTCTTAGGCCGGCAAACCGATAAAGGTGATTTAGATATCGCTCACTCTACCGAATGCTGGCATCAGATCACCATTGCGTTGTATGAAAGTTTTAAGGCATTAGGTATCAATATAATCTTTCATCAGGTTCATTATCCTAACGAGATAATCTGGAATGACCTGCCTAAAGCCGACGCGGTATTATTCTTGGGTCTGACCGAGAGTTGGGAAGAACTCAAAAAAGATAAAGTCCGCCAAGTTACCAGCTGCAAGAAGCTGTTTACTATCTGCGAGTTCCCTTTAATTTCAGGAGCGGATTGGAGTTTTAGTTTCGGGGTTAAATCTTCTGGAGAAAGAATAACGCTTATACCTCTGCCGATATATAAAAAGTTGTACCAGAATATCCCTAAGATTACTAAGTCGATAATGGTTGACCACTGGCAGGCGGATAATAACTGGGACTGGACTTATAAGATTGAGGAATGGCTGGAAGAAATGAAGGATGAGTTCATGATTTACCGGCAGGTTCAGGATGAGCCGAGCGTTGAGGTAGGAGAACGACAGGCAAGAATTAGTCCGTATTTAAAGCAATTGAAGCAATTATCTTTTCTAGAATATTTGAAGGCAACTGACACACTTGAGACGTTCATCGTTACGCATTATGAAAGTTATGGGTATGGGATTCTGGATATGATAGCGCGCGGCATTCGTGTAGTCGTTCCCGATACTTTTATTCATACCCAGTATGCGGATTTATATATGCCTAAGTTTAGCGATAAGCAGTCGCTGCTTAATATCTTGCGCACTCCTCCGGACGAGGAAGGGCTTAAGAGCAATATTCGGAAGCTAACCGATTACAGCGAAGTGGTGAGGATTATCGACGAGCAGATTAGGAGGATGATTTAATGTCGGATATTAAGATATTCAGGGACGATGATATATCCGTAACCTCTAATTGTGATTTGCTCAGGCACGTACATGAGCTTTTCATTAAGTATAACAAGACGCATACCATAGCGGTTCTGATGAAAGATATTTGGGAGAATAAAGAGATTTGGTACTGGATGATGACCGCGCCTAACCTGGAAATCTGTCTGCATGGTTGGGACCATAAAGACTATTCGGTGATGAACGAAGAGGATATACGCAAGGATCTGAATCTGTGCCTGAATTACTGGGAGAAAGAGTTAAAGGACCATAAAAAAGAATATATCCATATCAAAAAATTCCTTCCTCCCTGGAATAGAGTAAACGCAACCTTAATCAAGATATGTGATGAGTTCGGGCTTGAGGTTGACAACAGGATCGGTGGGCTTGTCTATAATTTTCATTATTGGTGTATGTATGACCAAGATCGCATGAAGGCATTAGAAGAGGCGTTGAGGCAATGAAAATTCTACTTCTTCCTGATAATCTGAATAATTGGGCGATACATAATAAGGCCCTTGCTTTAAAGAAATTTCTCCCCGAGTATGAATATGATATTCAACCGGCATTCGGCAACAAAGATTGTTTGGTTAATGAGAGAGAATTTGACATCGTGCATTTTTTGATTACCGCTGGATTAACGCCGATGTTCTATGACTATATCATGTCGCATAAAAATAAAGTAGCGATAACCATAGTCAATGAAAGGTCTTTACTATATGGGCATCTCGGCAATCCGGAGCAATTAGATAAGATATTCAAAGAATGTCCTTATATAAATTCTTTAACTCCTATGATCGCTGAAAAATACAGGATACCCTACGTAAAGAATGGCATTGATAAAGACAAATTCTTTAAATATAAAAAGCCGGTGATCGGATTCGCAGGAGCCAAATATATAGGGACAAAAAATGTCGAACTTTTAGAAACAGTATGCAAGCATCTGGATTTAGAATTGAAACTTACAGGATATCTCTCGCTGCTGAATACCGGAGAGACCGAGCATGAGAAGATGCAGGATTTTTACCTGGATTTGGATGTTTATATACATCCTTCGACTACGGAAGGGTTCAATAATACTATCATTGAAGCCTTATCATGCAATATTCCGGTACTGATGACTCGCGCGGGGGGGTGGAAAGAATTCGAGGGATGGGTCGAATTCATCGAGCCTACGGTCGAGGATATAGAATTTAAACTCCAGAAATATCTGGGGCGCCGATTGATTGAACAGAAATTCCTCTGGGAACAGATCATGCCAGAGTATAAGCGGATGTACGAGGCAATAAGAAATGCTAGTCCTTATAGAACAGACTAATTATTGCGGTTTGAAGTGCGTATCCTGTCCCAATCGGCTTAACCAGAGGCCGAAAGGATATATGATGGCTGCCAATTTTAGGTGTGTGATTGATCAGTTATTGAAATTTAAGAATGAACGTGTGGCCCTGCACGGATTCGGGGATGTGTTCTTGAATCCGGATTTCTTTGAGAATTTGACATACCTTGAAAATAAAGGATTCAAAAAAGTAGACTTTTCTACTAATGGATTGCTTCTAACTGAAGATATAATTAAGGAATTGTGCAAATTTAAGTGTTTGGATTTTATATCGATTTCCCTCAATTCTTCAGTCAAGGAACTAATGGAGAAAATCAATACCGGGTCAAATTTCGAGCAGGTAATCCATAATGCTCAAATACTCATAGGTTCAAAACATAAATTTAGCGTCCACATTCAGCACATGATTTATGAAGCTACAGAGGATGAGACTATAGAGGATTTCATCCGGGTGTTAGGAAGCGATAATTTTCTTTATTGCCAAAAATATCTCCATGATTTTTATGGGCAGGTCAAAGATGGATTATCAAATAAAAAACAGATTGATTGTGGTGAATACTTTGCTGCATTCCCTATGATGCACTGGGACGGAGATTTAATTGGGTGTTGCGGAGACGATACTAAATGGCAGATTTACGGGAATGCTTTAAAGGATGGGATATTTAGCGAAGCAGTAATGAAGAAGAAAGATGCTTTAGCGGATGCGCTTTGGTGTAATCGTTATTCAGAATTGCCTTTATGCAGAGGATGCGTTAATGGACAGACCTGATAGCTTAGAAAGACAGAAATATCATGAATGGCTGGAGAAGTTTAAGGCTTATTTGACTCCAGGATGCCTCGTCTATGATATTGGTAAGTCGGCGAAGTACGATTATGCTGAAACATTTAAAGGATATAAATACTTGACTATTGATAAAGACCCGGATAAGAAACCGGATTTAGTTCATAACATAGAAGATGCTAATGCCATGATATTGATAGATATGCCTGGAGCCATAATTTGCAATGGAGTTGTTGAACAGTGTGAAAATCCTTTTAGGTTATTTGACAATTTATTTTACCTGAATTCAGGAAGTATAGTTTTAATAGGCACGATCTTGACCGGCTTTCCTGTTTACGATAACGACCGTGTGAGGTTTACAGTGATGGGAATTACTAATCTTATGAAAAAATACGGTATTATTCTGGATAGTGAAGTAATTTACCGGGAAGGAATTAAGGACCCGACTTATATGTATCTAATCGTAAAGAAGGAGAGCTACAATGTCATTAACCTTGAATACTAATACCTGGATTTCGCTGGCAGACGCAGAACTTTATATGGCCACTAGACTAAATGCTTCAATGTTCTGGCATACCGCAATCGCCAAAGAAGCCGCGTTGGTTACCGCTTACAATATGCTGGTGAACAGCGGACTGTTCGAGATACCTTCTGAGATTAGCGTCAATATGGAGCAGGCCCAATGCGAAATGGCATTATTCCTTCTGCAGCATGGAACTGATATGGACGCGCGCATGGGCCTTCAGGCGCAGGGCGTGAGTCAGGCCGGCATTGTCCAGGAGACTTATGGCAAAGAAATCGATGGGATACCTATACCACCCTTGGTAAAACAAATGCTTAAGGAATATTTAATAGATTCTGACATACAGATAGTCGCAATTGAACGTGATGAAAATGAGATTGTATGAACCCTAAGACAGCCAAAAAAGTAAGGCGCGAAGTAAAGAAGTTGGAACAGAAGATCGCCTCGGAATTTAAGGACTGGACAAAATCATTAGGAATTTGGAACAGATTGATTCTGGGGTTCAATATTCTATTCAAGAGGAGATGGTAAGATGCCGGAACCTACGACAGAAGAATTAAAAAAGAATGACCGGGATGGTTTTGTTTCAAGGTGCATCGCTTATGTCGAAAACGAAGATACCGGTCAAAGTAAAGATAGCATCATAGCCATGTGTTTCTCTAAATGGCGAAGTGCCAAGGATAAACAGGAATGAAGATATTGCTTACCGGTGGATGCGGTTTTATAGGGTCAAATATAGCAGAGAAACTTGTCAACCTCGGGCATGAAGTTATTATCGTGGATAATCTTAGTTCCGGAAAGGAAGCCAATATCGCCGGATTTAAAGATAAAGTTCAATTATATATTAAAGATATACGAAGCATTGATGCGTCTTTTCTTAAGGGGGTAGATTGTATTTTGCATCAAGCAGCACTTCGAACCGTACCGAAATCTTTCCTTAATCCGAAAGAATTTTACGAGGTTAATGTCATCGGGACTTTGAATCTAATTCTTGCTGCCAAAGAAAGTGGAGTTAAAAAAATAGTTTTGGCTTCTTCAAGTTCAGTTTATGGAGAACAATCATTATTTCCTGTGAAGGAAAGTATGGCCACAAATCCGATATCCCCTTATGCCGACAGTAAATTAAGCACCGAACATATCGCCGCCATGTTCAGTTCAAAAGAAATGCCGATTGTTTGTTTAAGATATTTTAATGTATTCGGAATAAGACAGGCATTAGACGATGAATATTCCGCAGTTATCCCTAAATTTATCACTAAAATTAAGAACAATGATAATCCTATTATCTTTGGGGACGGAGAACAGAAAAGAGACTTTACCTATATCGATGATGTCGTTAGTGCCAATATACAGGCAATGTATCACGGTAACGGAGTTTATAACATAGGCAACGGAAAACCGAAATCTATCAATCAATTATATAGAGCTTTAAATATCATTATGGGCAAAGAAATTAGGCCCGAATATGCTCCTGCCAGAAAAGGGGATATAAGAAAATCACACGCAGGGATATCCAAAGCCATTGTTGAATTAAATTGGAAACCAAAAATAAGTTTTGAGGAAGGACTGAAGAGGACGGTTAAATGGCATTTAGAGAATTAAGTCCATTAGCAAAAGAGATGTACTTGCGCCAGCAAATTGACCAGCTGCGGGCCATTTATAGCGCTGCGCAGAAGAATCTGGTTGCGCAATTAAAGCAAGTAGATTTAACCGATTTCCAGATGGTCCGGGCGCAGCAATTGCTCAAGCAGGTAGATATCATAGTCGCTCAGTTAAACAATGGAGTCTATAAATGGGCCAAGGATGCATTGCCATACGCCTATGAACAAGGCATAGATTTAGCAGCAGAGAGGCTCAGGGCCCTTAATATAACGAGATTCGTGGCTTATGATGCCCAGATACATACTACGGCCATAAATGCCCTTGTCCAGAGCGTATCGACAGAGTTAATTATGGCTAATGAGGGAATGAAGAAGTTTTTTAATCGAATAATCACGCAAACCCAGCAGACTTTGTTGCAGGATAAAGAAATCAGCAGGATGATAGCCGAAGGACTTATCCAGGGCGAGGCGCGCAGGACAGTTTCAGATAAGATTCTCCAGGGATTGAGGACGCAACTGGGCGAGGAAAGGTTTTTGGTAATCAATGGCCGAAACTATCAACCCTCGAAATACGCAGAGCTTCTCGCACGCACACGCACGCGCGAGGCGACCTCGCATGGAACTATCAATACGGCGCTTAGATATGGTGTAGACCTCGTACAAATTGATGTTCATTCTGGTGCTTGTGAATTCTGTCAACAGCATGCAGGACGCGTATTCTCTATAAGTGGAGCGGATGATAATTTTCCACAGTTAGTAGAAAGTCCTCCTTATCACCCAAATTGCCTCTGTGTTTTAATGCCTATAACAAAAACGAATTTAGAATCGCGCGGATATATGGATGAAGTTATTAAATTAAGTAATGCACCGAGTATAGCAGTTCCTTCATTCAGCAGATTTGAAGAACTTATGGCTACGATATGATAAACGCCTATTTTACAGATGATATTACTATCCAGAAGATAGTCTACGGCACTTGGGGTGGTGCGATACCAACTAATGTATCAGTTAAAGGTAGATTCATATTTGCAACCAAGCTCGTTCGCAATATTGCCGGTGATCAGGTTGTTTCAAGCGCAAATATAATGCTGCCGGTGATGATTCTGGGGCATCAGGACAAGGTAGTTTATAACGGCGTAACGTATTCGATTCTGGTCATAGAGTTGAAGAAGGATTTTAGCAACCGATATCTATTAATTTATTTAGCATGATGAAAAAAGAAAAATATATCTCTAAGTGGGTGGGCAACATACTGCATATTTATGATTTTACCTATCGTCAGAATTATTATTTTATCCCAGCAAAAACCCATAAAGAGTATAGGGATATATGCTTAAAAGAGCTTAAATGTAAAATTGAGCCGAAAGATAAAGAAACTGGCGGCGGGTTCAATGTATTTATTCATCATAGCAATACAGAGGTTTGTTATATCTGGGCAAATTGTAAAAGAGATATTGTCCACGAGTGCTTTCACGCTATTAGTTACACTCTGCGAAGTCGTGGTATTAAATTAACAGACGACAGCGACGAGGCATTTGCTTACTCAATAGGCTTCTTGGCGGATGAAATATTTAGTAATTTAATTCTTAAGAGGAGTTTTAAGTAAATGGAAATTGTATTCGACGCTTCAGACTTTAACAAGAAATTCGGCAACATAATCAAGACCGCTATTCCGGCACTCGTTAAAAAAGGATTAGGCAGGGCAATGCTTGACTTGATGAACGATTGCGTAATGGAAGTACCTACGGTGCCGTTGAAAGAAGGTTGGCTGCGCGGATCCGCCAGTATATTCGTTCAGAATAAGTTTGTGGCCGATAGCACAAGCCTTCCGATGGCTAGGGCAGGCAAGGCCATAAAAAGTTATATAGAGAACATCATGGCTGGTAACTTCGTAGGATTGATAGGTTTTAATACAAGCTATGCTGCAAAATTACATGAGTCTGTGGGGTATCATTTTTCAGAACCTTCCAGCGGCCCGAAATATCTGGAAAGTAAAATGATTTCTAAGCGTAGTGTTTATATGGCTGATATTGCCAATACGATCAGAGAGGGTGGAGATGCTTAAACAAATTACCCAATATATAAAAAATAATACCACCGGTTTCACCATTGGCACGAATCTCTTCGCCGCCTTCGCTCCTGCAACAGCGCAAAATGATGTGGTCATTATTCGCGAGACAGGCGGAGCGCCTAACTTCTATCTGGTGGATCAGGTGGAAAAAAGCATCCAGGTTCTGTCCAGGGCGACGGATTATTGGGTGGCTTCGGCAAATGCTAAAAAGGTTTATGACTGCCTGCATGGGATTTCAGGAGTAACTTTACCAGTGATTGATGCTTTGGCCTATTACGTTAGCACCGCCGAGGCAATAACAGCCCCACAGAGTTTAGACAAAGACGAGAAGGGGCTTTTTAATATATCAACCAATTTCATAATACGTGTTCAAAACGTATAACAAAAAAAGGAGGAATAAATGAATCCGCTCGGTGATTTGGGACCATGTGCAGTAATCTTCGGTGATGGTGGAGGGGAAGATTTAGGGTCAACAATGGGGGGTGTCATTTTCAGACACACTGAAGAAAGTACTCCTGTAAAAGAGGATCAGTCAGGGGTATCGGCAATTGACGAGATTAAGGTGGGGTATTCCTGTGAAGTTGAGGTGCCTTTAACTCGTTCAAGTTTGGGGCAATTGTCCAAGGTTATAGGTAATTCTACTTATACCGGTAAGGCCTTAAGGGTAGGAGTAGCGGTAGGGATTTCGCTTTTGGAGAATGCTAAGCAGTTAATCTTAAAGCCCATAGTCAATAATATTGTTTCTACCGACCCGACTGAGTGGCTTACGATTCATAAAGCGTATCCGAAAGTGGATTTGGAAGTTGTTTATAACAGCGAAGGCCAGAGGGTTTACAAATGTATTTTCAAGGTCTTCCCGGACGAGAATAAACAGTTGTGGAGGATAGGATAACATTTACCTTTTAATCAAGGAGGAGTGATGGCTACATTAAAACGTGAAGAAGTCAAGCAACTTTCCGAACCAATCATCATCGAGGCCGGTATTCTGGGGGATAAGGAGTATAAAATCGAGAAAATAACGACCGGCATCCTGGACGAAGTCAATAAACTTACGCCTAAGGATATACCCAAAGAACAAATGCCGATGGATATACCGGTTAAGCAATTGGCTACCTTGCTCGGAGTTTCTGTTCAGGAGATTCAGGGAAATGACTTACGTATTATCGGCAGGGTGCTTGACTTTATTATGAATGAAGTAACCAAAGGGCTTGACATGATAAAAAACCCTTTGCAGGCAGAGGCAAAATCTTAGTCGTAATTGCTTCTGCCTTTCCAGGGTTCAGTTATCTCGAACTCCTGAATCTCGACGTTAGGGACTTGATATTTTGGTTCAGACAAGCCCAGAAGAAACTGATACAGAGTCAAATGAAAGCTATCCAGGCGGCGCGGTTAGCGCAGGTGCAGGATAGTGGTTATCAGGAAATAATGACTGGATTACAGAATCAAATTAACGCATTAGAATTCGGAGAGGATAAAGCAATAAGAGAGAATTGGAGCGAACTTAAGAAAATAGGGAGAAGGTAGTGATGGAGGAGCAAAATGTTTGATGCGGGAAGTATAGTTGGCCGACTTATTTTAGATACTTCAGGATTTCAAGCTTCTGCTGTAAGTGCATCTCGAAAAATAGAAACTTTTGGCCAGAGTATAATTTCCACGACTCGTCAACTAACGCGTGCGGCATCTGCTTTAACTTTTCTGGGAGCAAGTATCACTGCTCCTATAATTCTTGCCTTTAAGAGTGCGGAAAAATATTCTAACTCTGCTCGGGTAGAATTGCAGAAAATGAATAATGCTTTTATAGGCCTTAGAGTGTCTATTGCCGAAAGTTTGCTTCCTATAATGCACACATTCGGAAATGCAATTGCTGATTTGGCCCAGAGATGGCAGGCGATTTCTCCGGCGCTTAGAGAAGCTATGCTCCGAACCGCACTCCTGACAGGTGTTTTCCTTACCCTGGGAGGTGCCGTAAGCATGGTTATATTAAAGATAGCTATGCTAATAGGATATGTGATAAGAATGGCCGGTGCATTTGCCACTTTCGCGGTACTCAATCCTGAACTGCTTCTCATTAGAATCGCAATTGTAGGTATTATTTTGGCCATGTTTAAGTGGAAAGCGGTCGGGGATATAGTTATGAACACTTTCCAAATCCTTTTTAATATGGCTAAGATAGGCCTGAATTCAATTCTCTATATCATTAATCTTATCACAGGTGCATTTTTTTCCGCTACAACTGGAGCATTGAAACTTGCAGCTGCAACGACCGCGCCCTGGAATAAAAAAGCGAAAGAACAGCTTGAGGGGTTAGCAACAGGTGCATGGAAACTGGCGCAGCAATATAATGATTTAGCGAATACCAACCTGAAGAATATAGCCGATGCCGGAAAGAATACGTTTGATGTATTGACAATTGGTCAGAGTAATTTCTCAGAAGGTTTCGACAATATGAAAACCCAGGCGCAATCCTGGATAGATTTATTTAAGAATTTAGGCAGCCAGGAGGTAGGAGTAAAGAACTGGCAGGCAGTCTCTAAAACATTTGCCGAGGGATGGAAAGACGCAATAGATAAAACAATAGCGGAATTAAGCGATTGGGGCGCTATGGCCGGAGACATAATCCAGCAAACATCTTCTTTTATGCAATCTTCTATAAGTGATTTTCTTATGAATATAGGAGATTATCTTAATGGAACTAAAAACATCTTCGTGGACTTCGGTAAATTCATGATGAAAATAATCGCTGATATTATTGCGCGGTTAATTACATTGTGGGTTGTACAAAAATTAGTAGGGGTAATTTCCGGAACTGCTGGGACTTCAGCCAATGCTTTCGCAGGAATAAGACTTGGTGGATTTGCAGAAGGTACTGATTCTGTGCCTTCTACCGGTATATATAAACTACATGAAGGCGAGAAAGTTACTCCCAGATATGATGCTGACAAAAATGGGACCATAGAACTTACTATTGTCAATCAGGTTACTCCGGAAGCAGTAGCGGCAGCCATGGCCGGAAGAGAAGGGGAGAATGTTATTTTAAATACAATCAATGCCAGTTCATTGCGCGGCGGGACAATAAGAAGGGTAGTACAGAGAGGTTAATATGGCAGATTTTACTTTAAAAAGAGAAAGCATAGAAGAAATACTCGACTTTTCTGTCTTGATAAGCACTGCGGTTAATAAGACAGAACAGAGAAGGCTTGTATCCAATAAGATATTGCTGGGATTTAAAATCAAGAGTCCGGCATTGACAAAAGTACAGATGCAGGAATATAGGAATTTCATTATCAGCAAATATGGGGCAGCGGAAAGTTTTACCTTTGAATCGATCTTTGATGATATGGAATATAATGTAAGATTTGAACAAAATACATTCAGGACCACTTATGAGGATGGCGTTTTTCGATGCGAATTTGAATTCAGGATAGTTTATTGATATGCCAAGAGACGCGGGACCTACATTCATAGAACAGAAGAATTTAAGAGTTAATCAGCCGATCTATCTCTATGAGATAAACTTTAAATATCCGGAGAATGATCCTCTTAATTGGCTTTATTTTGCCGGAGTTAATTTCAATGTCGATTTCGGAGAACCGCTGAAGCGATATTATAAATTCCCGATTGAATTCGACAATGTCTCTGAAAATGCGCAGGGAGAAGTCGATACAGTAGAGGTAAGGGTAAGCAATGTCTCAAGGGACATACAATACTATCTTGAGCAATATAACGCATTAAGAGGTAAGAAAATAATAATCAAAACTGTTTGGGCGAACAAACTGGATGATCCGGATTGTTATATTAGAGACGTTTATTACGTATCGAGGGTAGTCACCAATGATGTAAACGCCATTTTTACCCTGACGTCAAAATTTGATCTGATGGAAGTTTCTCTTCCAAGAGAGACCTACTCGCGGAATTTCTGCCGGTGGCAATTTATATCCGCTGAATGCGGATATAACGGTTTAGCATCAGAATGCAATAAAACTTTAAATAACTGTAAATTATTAGGCAACAGTCGAAGATTTGGAGGATTTCCAAGTGTCCCAAGTAGATTTATCTTTGTTTAAAAAGTTTGTCGGCATACCTTACAAATATCATGGTAATAATTTTGATGGGGTGAGCTGCTGGGGGTTGATAATACTGATATATAAAGAAATATTCGATATTGACTTGCCAGACGTCAATAAAGATTATCCTGAAGGCCTACAATATGGTGATAATTATTTCTCCGATAAATACAATAAACATATAGACAAGTGGGTAAGATTGGATAGGCCGCAATCGATGTCGATAATATTATTTAAGAAATTTAATGGAGCTGCATGTCATGCTGGTGTCATGATCGATAGTAACCGATTCATTCATGCCTATAAAAGCCCTATAACCAATAAAGGCAATTCATGCATTATGAGACTAGGTCAAGTCAAAAAAAGTAACATAGAGGGATTCTATAAATATGCTGAAATTAAGGGTAATTAAAAATCCTCTTGAATTAAAGAAGCAGGAAATCTCGAGCCTTGAGTATGTTTCGGGAAAGAAACTTAAGGACTATCTAACCGGCTATAAATTCGAGGAATACAATGTTATAGTATCGGGCGGAGTAATAAAAGATTTTGATAAAACCCTAAGGGATAAAAATGAGATAATCTTAATCCCGAAAATTAAGGACCCGATAACTGCTGCTCTTGCTGTCATCTGGACTGCCATAACTCTACATCCCTTCATAGCTGCATTCATAGCAATATCAATAATATATTCTTTGGTCCAGGCATTCATGTTCCGCCCAAGAATACCTTCTTATGGCGGGGGGGATTTAAAGGATAGTAATACATATGGCTGGGATGGGATACAGACCATGCAGCAAGTCAATATACCCATACCGATTGTTTATGGACAACATAGAGTAGGGGGGAACAGGATAAATGTATTCATCGAAAGCGAACCGCAATACGACTGGAAATGGAAGACAATTACGGCAGGAAGTGTCGTTAATTCCGGATATGTTAATACTTTCACTACACCGACAATCAAGGGAATAGAATTCAGCCTGAAGGCGCTGCTTTATAGGATAGTGCATTCTTTAAATGTAGGTATAGCGGGCATAGGATATAACTTACAGGGCAATTATCAGGACAGTTATCTTAAATATTATACGTACGGGCGCGTCAGATATAAGATCGAGTATAAGAAGACAGTAGATAGTGAATGGACTTATTATACGACAACCTCCGGAGGAAGTTTCTGGGGGTCTATCATTTCGCAGGCATTTCGCGGGATGGTTATACAGATACCGAACCTGGAACCTTCACAATATGACATAAGAATCACGGCAGTTATTCCTGAAAATGCCATCCTGGGTGTTCCGGAGAACCTGACATATTATAGCAGCCTTAAAGGTAAGGTCCCGGTGGAAAGTCCCACAGAGGTTGATAGACAATACCTCAATATCTTACTCGGCCTCTGCGAAGGAGAAATTGAAGGGATATCCGATATATTGATTAACGATAATCCTATCAGTAATTTCTCTACCGACGGGATTTCGCCAGAAGTTCACTTCAGGAAAGGAACCAATGATGATGAGATTATAGATCACTTCGAGGATCTGCATGATATTTATGAATTAAATGTCGAATTGAAGAAAGATGGTCCTTATACTTACACCACACTTAATGATGATGTCGAGGGCTTCATCCTCGGGTTAAGCTGCCCCAATGGCCTAATGAAAGGGAATGCAGACGGTTCCACATCCTCATATTCCGTGCAATATAAAGTCGAATATAAGATTAACGGCGAAGGAGAAGAAAGTTGGGTCGATCTGGGAACATTCACGGTTACAAAAAAGACACGTTCTGCGGTGAGGTTTAATTTTACCAAGGAAGGGCTTGAGCAAAACAAATATGATATACGCGTTACTAAATTATCGATAGATAGCACACAATTTATCTCGGCCAGTTTGTATTTAATCAGGATAGATGAAATCAAGAAGGATGATCTGATTTATCCGAATCTTGCCAAGGCCGCTATAAGATTTCTTGCCTATGAACAGTTATCCGGACAGATGCCAAACACGACATTAATGCTTAAAGGCTTAAAAGTATCGCAACCCAAAATAATGTGCGAAGGAGTCGAACTTGATTATGATGACTATTATTATGATAACGGATTCAAGAGAATAAGCGACGGCGCAGAGGCAATTTGGTATGAAGAGGCCTGGGTTACTAAATGGAGCGCAAATCCTATCTGGTGTATGTACGATTTACTTACCAATAAGCGGTATGGACTTGGTTGGTATATAGATGCCGAAAACCTACCGATAGATTTATTTATTGAAATGGCAAATTACTGCGATGAACTCACGGAAAGCGGCATCGAAGAAGGGATAAAGGAAAAACGGTTTCAGATGGATGTCGTGCTGGATAGTCAGCAGAAGGCGACAGATTGGATTATGCGCCTGTGTTCTACTTTTAGGGCAATGGGATTTTATACAGAAGGACTCATAAAAATAATCATAAATAAACCAGAAATCTCAAGCCAGGTATTTGGAAAAGGGAATATCATCGAGAATTCTTTTTCCGAAAGCTTTGCATCTCTGCAAGATGTCAAAAATTCCTTTGAGGTCGAATTTACAGACGCATCAAAGGATTACAAAATGCAGACTTATGGATTTGAAGACAAAGATGCGATTGCCGCAGGAGAACCGCCGAGGACGCAGAAATACAGCAAAATAGGCGTTACAAGATTGTCGCAGATAGTCAGGGATACGCGATATGAGATGCGCTGTATGAAATATCTCACCAGGACAATTTCATTTAAGGCGATGATAGACGCCATTACCTGTCAGGTCTTTGATGTCATCGAATTTGCCTATGATGTACCCCAATGGTCTATTGGATCCGGCAGGGTAAAGAGTGGAAGTAACGAGGACCCGCCGAGTGTCGTTCTCGATGAGCCGGTGGTTTTAGCGGCAGAGAATACATATAGAATCAGGGTCAGGCATAACTCTACTGATATAATAGAAGAAAAGACCATAAAAAATGAACCTGGGACATATACCGAATTGATAGTTGATGGGGAATGGGATACTCCGCCGCAGGATTTCGATGTTTACGCGGTAGGGGTGGAAAATCTCGTCAATAAGTTATTTAGAATCGTAAATATGAAGAGATTGACGGGGGGGGAAGTCGAGATAGTCGCGATAGAATATAACGAAGATATCTTCGATGAGGATTTATTTACGCTTCCCCTGGATAATTATTCCATGCTTTCATATGAAATGCCCTATGTCAGCAACCTTGTCCTGGTCGAAAAGATGGTGGTGCTAAAGGATGGCACTATCGAAAACTGTATTGAGATATCTTTCCAGAAGCCGGAGATAGTCAATTGCAGTATAAAAAAATACGCAAAGGCGAAAATCTATATTTCGGATAATAGCGGTGAAAGTTGGATTTGCAGGGGAGAAACCGCGGATTCATATTATCTGATACAAGGTGATATCACAGGAGATACTACATATACTGTGGCGGTCGTATCAGTAAGCGATAAAGGAGAAGAATCTACAATTTCTCTAAGCCCGCAGGCATCTATAGAGGTGATAGGCAAATCCGCACCGCCGGCTAATGTTACAGGTTTTGATGTCCATCAGGAAGGCAATATATTAAGGTTTTCCTGCGATCCGCCGACAGACTTTGATTTCGCTTTTTACAGGATTAAAAAAGGACAGAATTGGAGTGATGCGCAGATTATCTGCGAAAGAGCGGATTTAAATGAATTTATATATCCAATAGGGACTATCGGCACTCTTACATTCCTGATAAAGGCATTGGATACATCAGGCAATGAGAGCGATGCGCCGACCAGCGACATAATTGCCGTTGAACCCCCGCCAGAGATGAATTTTGTCAATGAATACTATATCTGGTCATTACCTACCGATTATAAATTGACGGAAAAATTATATTATGAATACAGGAATCTTTTTAATCCGAATTTTGTAAGGAAGGCATTAGCAATCAAGACTGCCAAGACCTGGGAAGAACTTGAATTAGAAGGCAAGACCTGGGAAGAGGCGGAGGCGGCCGGAGATCTGATTCTTGATAAGGAATTCATTACTGCCCAGCAGACTTTTGAAACCGTCAGGCCGCTTGATTTAGGGTTAGTTTTTGAGTTTAAAATAGTCGCCGACCCAGATATCACGGGGGGAATGCTGATAATAGAATTGAAATCTTCAGAGGATGGAATCACTTATACCGACTGGGAAGAATTGAATGCCGGAAAATTATACAGGGCAAAATATCTATGGTTCAGATTTAAGATGCAGGCCGATGATGCCAACCATAACAGCATATTCTATAATTGCACAATTTATATCGAGGCCCCTGTGGCCCGCATTACCTGGGTCAAAGATATACTTATACCGGCAGAGGGCAAGGAGATATATTTTGGCAATAATTTCTTATATGCTCCGAGAGTAATAGCGACTATATCTAATGGAATTGTGGGGATGCCGGTTGTAAGCGAAAAAACCAAAGATGGATGTCTTGTTAAAGTTTATAATCCTGCGGGGAATCCGATAGGAGTTGCAGAGGTTGATCTTGAGGCAAGGGGATATTAATATGGAACAGTTTAAGAAAAACAAATTAGGGTTGATTGAGAAAAACAAATTAGAACCAAAATTATTTATCGATCAAAAGGCCAAAGAAATAATGACCGGATATTGCTCTAAATGCCATAAGATGACTGGAATGGATAACGTTAAAGAAGAACAATTAAAAAACGAAACTAAAGTCTATAAAGGCAAATGTCTGGTTTGCGGAACAGAGATTTATAAAACCATAAAGGAGTAAATTATGCTGCCAAAATGTATTTTTGACCCGAATCAACCCCAACAGTCAATGTCATTGGCGAACCTGCGCAATAACCTGCGGGCCCTGTTCCAGTGCGACCTTATGCCCCTGCGGCCTAGGGCATCGATGGTTCTGGATGAATTTGAATATGCCACCGATGGCGCGGCGCAGGCAGAATGGTCGGGAGCAGGTGTTACCGTATCCAAGACCACCACAAAGCACGAAGGAAGCTATGCCCTGCTGGCGGAAATCGATGCGACAAACGATAGGAAATTATCCAGGATGCAGGGATTGAATTTAAGCGCATTCAAGGAAATAAAATTCTGGGAGCGTTGCTCCGAGGAATCTTCTGAAATACAACTCTATGTCAAGGATGGCGATGGCAATGAAAGCTATTGGGATATTACTACGAATGCAAATATCAATACCTGGCAGCAGGATACACTTGATTTGACTACTCCTGATAGCAATAACGGAACTGATGCTGACTTGAGCGATATTATTGAATGGGGCTTTACAGTCCTTGATGCCGATACAGATTATATCTTTGACCAGGTAGAGGCGATTTGCGGGCTTAATGTGGCAGTTGAAGGCGGCCTGCTTTCGGAATACTATCAGCAGGTTTACCAGGGGTTGACGCGCATTGACTTTGCCGGAGGCCCAAGCCCAGAAATAGATTTGCCGAGCGCTAATCCAAGGATTGATTTGTTAGTATTAAATCCCACCACGCAATTGCCTGAATGGATAGAAGGCGAAGAGGATAGTTCTCCTGAAGAACCTGATTTACCTACCGACAAGATTCCGATTTGCCTGGTATATTGCAAGGTCGGGATGGTTCAAATAGTCAACTATGAGGACAAAGACGCAAATCCCGATGAAGGATATATCTTGAAAGATATCCGGCCGTTCCTCGTTTCCGGTGCCGCGCCGGAGATATTATCGGGATTGGATGCAAGCAAGCCAGAAATTTATGTCATCAATCGCCTATATTGGGCTACCGATACAAATAAACTTTATATTGATACCGGAAGCGCCTGGACGGACATTACCGCGTTATTTGCCGGATTCGTAAGATTGACCGGCAACCAGAGCATCGCGGGCGTAAAAACATTCGCAAGTAAGATAACCGGAAGCATAGATGGAAATTGCGACGGCAATGCAGGAACTGTAACAAACGGAGTCTATAATACCGGCGACCAGACTATCGCGGGAATAAAGACTTTTACCTCTATTCCTGTTGGGCCTGCATCCAACCCGACTACGGATAATCAACTGGCCAGGAAGGCGTTTACAGATACTAAGCTTTCTAAAACCACCGCCGGCGAAATTAATGCAATGGCTGAAAAGACTTCTCTTGCCGCCGATGATTTGTTTATTATAGAGGATAGTGCGGATAATTTTGCGAAGAAAAAAGCCAAGAAAAGTAATTTTGCGGCTTCAAATTCTCAACTCTTCACTTCATCCGGAACTTTTACCGCACCGGTAGGGATTTCTACTATTTGGGTAACAGCAATCGCAGGTGGTGGCGGTGGCGGAGGGGGCCGGAACGCTTACGGCGGCGGTGGTGGAGGGGGTAGTGGAGCATATGTCATAAAGACGCAGTTACCTGTCGTCGCAAGCACAGGATATGCTATTACTATAAATTCCGGTGGAACTGGCGGTGCGGAAGCTCAGAATGGTTCGAATGGTGGAAGTGCAGTTATTGCCTTTAATGGCGGAACCGTAACCCTTAATCCTGGTTTGGGTGGGGCTTTCGGAAGCAGCACAGGGGGGGCCGCTGGTGGCAGCGGAGGAACAGCAAACAGTGCATCAGGAGGAGCCGCTGATGGCGGAACAGGGGGCATAGCAGGGGTAATACCCTCTACTGCTGGTAATGTGGGTGGAAGGGGAGGATCTGGAGACAATGGTGGCGGTGGCGGAGGTGCTTCTTCTCCATTTGGTTTAGGTTCGGCGGGAGCAAACCATCTTGCCGATAGCACAAATGCTGCTGGGTATGGTGCCGGTGGCGGTGGAGGAGCAGAAGACGGAGCAACCTCAAGAGTTGGTGGCAGTGGAAAGAATGGGTGCGTGTTAGTAGAATGGTAATAGGATAATTATGCAATATAAAACACGGAGAACTAATTATGCCCTCAGAAGATAGTATCAGCAGAGAAGAATGCGTCGGGAAAGAAAAGGAATTCAGAATATCTATAACCAGGGTCCACGAGAGAGTAGATACCGTTGAGAAAACGACAGCATCCATAGAAACTTCCGCGAAGATTATAAGCGATTGCGTATGCAGAATGGAAAAAATAATATTTGGAGACCAGCATTCTGACGGATTAACGACCAAAGTGTCCAATCTTAACCAGAAGGTAAGAGGGGCTTACTGGCTGGGAGGAGTAACAATAAGCGCTTTAATAATGTCTTTAGTAGGAACATTAATAGCATTTGTATTCAAAAAATGATTAAAGAAATCATTAATGAATTCAGGAGACAGAACGGCCGGCATCCACTCTCATTAGATAATCATATTGAAAATCAATATTGTTTATTTCATTGCCTGCATATGGCCAAAACGCAGAACTGGTGTCATGCTCCGGAATATTTAAGGCCAGGGAAATCCGAGGCCTGCGCAGTTAAAAGTTTTTTCCATGATTCTTACGAGACTCTTCGCGCGATAATATTTGAGCAATTCGCGGATAGTCCTGAACATAGAGATATCATATTATTTAATGACAACCTTGCCTGCGCTTTCCACATTGAGCAATATCAGGTTTATGTGGTAGTGCGCGGCTGGTAAACAAAGGAGGAAACATGAAGTTATCACAGGTTCTAAAATACAGTGGTAAAGTGGTGGGCGGTATAGCGGCCATATTCATAATCTGGGCCCTACTTGACCTGATTCTGGTGCAGAAGGTTGCA